CGACTCCGAGCTTGAACAAATGCAAGCGTTAATGTCAAAAGCAAACGGCAAAGACGAATGACCACACAAAAACCAACCCTGCCCGAGTCCCCCCTGCCTGCGCTGCTTGACCATGACGGCCGGTTCCAGGCGCTGTACCCAGAAGAATTGGTTGCCGCCCACGGCGAGACCATGGTCGCTTACGAGCGCGCCCGCATCCTTGAGCTGCTGGACTCCTTTGCCCGGCAGTGCCAGGCTCAGGCTGAGGCGCTGGGTGAGACGGGCCACGCTGATCAGCGGCTGGTCAACGCCCAGCACGACGCCGTGCGCTTGCTGCACGAGGCGATCAACAAGGGATGAGCTCCGGCGCTTCTCCGGCAGTGATGCTGGACTTGATTGCCAAGGAGCAGGCCCGGCGCAGGGCCGGAGCAAGCCTGTACGAGTTTGTCAAACAGGCTTGGCACGTCATGGAGCCCGGCGTGCCGTTCGTGCCAAGCTGGCACATTGAGACCATCTGCGAGCACCTAGAGGCTGTCAGCTGCGGGGAAATTCACCGTCTGCTTATCAACATCCCGCCCCGGCACTCAAAGTCAACCATCGTTTCCGTGGCCTGGTGCGCCTGGGAGTGGATCGCCCAGCCTGAGCAAAAGTTCTTGGCCGCCTCGTACTCGGGCACGCTGTCAATTCGCGACAATTTGAAAGCCCGTCGCCTGATCCAGTCTCCGTGGTACCAGTCTCGCTGGGGGCACATGTTTAGCATGGCCGGCGACCAAAATGCCAAGCAAAGGTTTGAAAATGACAAGACCGGTTACCGCATAGCCACCTCAGTCGGCGGCACAGCCACCGGCGAGGGCGGATCGCGCCTTATCCTGGACGATCCCCACGGTGCACAAGACGCGCAGTCCGAGGCGATGCGCGAAACGGCCCTTTTGTGGTTCGACCAGGTCTGGTCCACGCGGCTAAACAACCCGAAGACCGACGCGATGGTGACGGTCATGCAGCGGCTGCACGAAAAGGACATCAGCGGCCACATCATCGACGACATCGGAGGCTGGGAGCACGTCTGCATTCCGGCCGAGTGGGACGGCAAGAAGCGCCGCACCATGCTTGGTCCCTACGACCCGCGCACCGAAAAGGGTGAGCTGATCTGCCCCGAGCGCTTTGGCCCTGAAGAGGTGACCAAGCTCAAGCAGCTGCTGGGCACTTACGGCGCGTCCGGACAGCTGCAACAAGACCCGTCGCCGGTTGGCGGGGGCATTCTGAAGACCGACCACTTTGGGTTCTGGCCGGCCGCCACGCGCCTGCCGCAGTTCGAGTACATCCTGCAGTCTTACGATTGCGCGTTCACCGAGCGCACGACCGGCGACCCGACCGCGTGCAGCGTCTGGGGGATGTTCACGCACCGGGGCTTGCGCAACGCGATGCTGCTTGACGCCTGGGACGAGCACCTTGGGTACCCGGACTTGCGCGCAAAGGTGATTAAGGACTGGTCCAGCGAGTACGGGGCCGACAACAGCTCCAAGGCCGGCATGCCAACAAAGGGCCGGCGCCCCGACCGCATCCTGGTTGAGGCAAAAGCCAGCGGGCAGTCCTTACTGCAGGACTTGCGCCTAGCCAAGGTTCCAGCCATTGGCTACAATCCTGGTCAAGCGGACAAGGTGTCAAGAGCCCACCAAGCCGCGCCAACGTTGGAGCTTGGACTGCTGTGGATTCCGGAGTCTTCAAAAAACCCCGGCCAGCCCGTAGGCTGGGCACAGTCGTTCATCAAGCAGCTGGCAAAGTTCCCCGTCGCAGAGCATGACGACTACGTGGACACCTTCACGCAGACGATCATCTTCCTGAAAAACGAGCGGTGGTTTGACTTGCCAGAGGCGCGCGACGCTGATGAAAGGGCTCCGCGTCAGCAAAAAGCGAGGATCAATCCATATGCCGCCTAAGACACCCAAACCCATCTGGGACAAGAAGCGCCCCGAGTCAATGAGCAAGCCAAAGCCGCTGTCGTCGGGCGCCAAGACCAGCTCCAAGCGCGCAGCCGAAAGCGCCAATCGTCCGTACCCAAACCTGGTCGACAACATGCGCGCCGCTCAAAAGCAAAAAGCAGGCAAACTCAAATGACCAAGCCCGTCATCAAAGCCGACATGGCGTGCAACGCCCCAAAGCGCACGCCGGACCACCCAAAGAAATCGCACGTGGTCAAGGCCTGTTTTGACGGCACTGAAAAACTGATCCGCTTTGGCGAGCAAGGCGCCAAGACGGCGGGCAAGCCCAAGCAGGGCGAGTCGGCCGCCACCACCACCAAGCGCGACTCATTCAAAGCGCGCCACGGCGCAAACATTGCCAAGGGTCCGTCGAGCGCGGCGTACTGGGCCAACAAAGTTAAGTGGTGACCCTATGCCTTCAGATACCCCCTCAATTTTCTCCATCAGTCCTTACGCCCGCTTTCTGGCCGAGGATATGTATCCCGGTCAAGCCGGGCAGGACGACCAAAACGATGCTGCTCGGCACATGTTGGCGGCGGGCACCCTGGCGCGCAAATACGGCGTAGGCCCCGCTGAGTTTCTGGGTCGGGCGCATGAGTACACGACCTCACCTATTGCCGCTTTTAAGGCGCTGATCGGTGCGGGGAAAATGCCCAAGGACTACGACCAAGACATGCACAACAACGCCTTGGGTGCGCGGCTTGGCGCTCGTGCCAGGTCGCAGACTGAGCTTGAGGACATGGTGAATCAAATGGCTGAGCAAGCAACAAAAAAGCAAACCACGGGCAAGCCCTGGATCAGCAGAGCGGAGGGTGGAGCTGTTGACCTTTCCCGCCCCTTCGTGGGCTACCGCTCTGCCGGCCGCCGCCCTGAGTCCCAGCAAGACCGCACGGCCTCGGCCAACGCACCGCTTGCAGCCCTGCGCGGCATGGTGTCCGGCGTGCTGGGAGCTCCCGGCGACATTGAGTCGTTTGTGCGCATGCTGCCCGGCCTGTCCGAGCAGACCGTGCTGCCGACCAGCGAGGACGTGGAAAAGCGCCTGCCGATGCGATCGGTCAGCGAGACCCCGGTGGGCCGAGCGTTTACGACCGCTGGCCAGTTGGGTGGCGGGTTTTACACCGGGCCTGGTGCACCACTGCGTGCGGTCGCGGCTCTGCCCTCGGCGATAAGCAAGGCGGGGCGCGACTTTGCGCTGGCTGGTGCACCGGCTTACGTGGTTAAACCCAAGGGCGGCAACTGGCTGGCTGGCAGCGTTGAGCGGGCGGTGGAGCCGTTGAAGGTTCGAGTAATGGGTTCAGACCCGGCGACAAGGCTCCGGGACATGGACGCGTCGTATGCGCAAAATTTAGAAGCCGGGGTGGCTATTGATCCGTCGTTTTATGCTCAACAGCGAGCGCTACTTGAACCCGAAGCGGCGCTCAATAATTGGCTCGACACCAAACTCACCAAGTACCTCAAAAACGAGATGGCCACGCCCAAAGACCCGTTGCGTTTGCAGGCTGATGAGTTTGTGGGCAAAAAGGCTGATCTACTGGCCGCCAAGGACGCTCAACTTGCCAAGGCCCAAACCGATATGGATGCCGCGCGTCAAGCTCGCGGCTTTACCCCCGAAATGATGACCAGCTCACAGGCTCGCATCCGCAACCTTCAGCGCGAGCGGGACTTCATCGAGGCACGCACCGGATTGCACGTCGACCCAGCACAACTTGAATTGGATCGATCTTCAGCCGAGAGAGTTCGCGATCTTTCAGGAAACCCAGCCTTGGCTCAAGGCGATGCTGCTCGTGCTTGGGAGAATGCAAGCGATGTTGGAATTGGTCGAATGGATGCCGGTGAGTTGTTGCGGCAAGGGTATGCTGATCAAAATCCATGGCTAGCCAAGGTTCCACCAAAAACAGACGTTTACCTTCTTGCGCAAAACGATACGGTCAACCTTGGCTTTAAGCACCTTGCCGACGAGCTGAAGAACGCGTTAAACCCGAATTCCGGCCTGCCGCAAGATCTGTTGTTGAAGTACGCCGACCTGGAAAAAATGTCCGTGCCGCAAGTGGCCCAGCGCGTTGACGAGATCAACGCTTGGCGCTCCGTGCAGAAGGTCGACGCCGACATGGCCAAGGCTATGAACCCCGCGACGCAGGTGATCAAGGAGTATCCGGAGTCGGGTACTAAGTGGGTTGAGCTGCGGCAGCCGAAGGAAACCGGAAAAGTGGTCGACGTCACAAGGCCTGAAATGGATTTACCACCTGGCTTTGATGAACGCCAAGCGCGCGAGGTGGCTGAAGACATGGCGCTCGACGAGATGCTTGATCCTGGCACGCGTGCGTACGACGACTTCGTCAACGTGACGATGAACAACTTTGCTCGCACCAAAACAACGCAAGTTGATGAGTCGTACAAAGCTCTTGAAGACGCCCTGAAGTACGAGGGCGAAACCATGGGCCACTGCGTCGGAGGCTACTGCCCGGACGTGGTTGAGGGCCGGTCAAAGATTTTTAGCCTGCGCGACGATAAGGGGCGTCCGCATGTGACGATTGAGACGGCGCCTGGCCCTAAAATTTTTGATACTGGAACTCCGGAGGGTCGCCCTGGACCTGAAAAAATTGTCCAAATCAAAGGCAAAGGCAACCGCGCCCCGGTCGAAGAGTACCTGCCCGCTGTGCAGGACTTTGTGAAGTCTGGCAAGTGGTCAGATGTGGGCGACCTGCAAAACACGGGACTGACCCTCACATCAGATCGACTGGGCGATCTAAAAAAATATCAGGATATGGGCATTGACGTGCCTGAATATACAAATCAGGACGATATAAATAAAATCATTGAGCTGGCGTATCCGGCTAAACCGGTTGAGGGCTTTGCCGATGGTGGTTATGTTGACTACGACCCCGCGCGCATTGACCAAGTGATAAACCGCATCCGAACGGATTTTGACCTTGATGGCGCAGCAAATTCAGCAGGCTTTGCCGAAGGCGGCGCAGTCTCCGGTGCGAATTTCCCCACAGACGACTTTGACCCGGCTAGAATCGACAGCATTGTGGGCGAGCTCCACGCAATGAACGCGCGCTAAACCAAGGCTGAACACAATGGACGACCAACTCTTGAACGGCGGAACCGACGAAAACCCAAGCGACAAGGAGCAGCGCGCCGAAGACCTGTCTCTTCCAGATGAGGACATGGAAGTTGAGGACACAGACGACGGCGGTGCAATCGTTCGCTTTGAGAACAAAAAAGACGTGGCCGAAAAGATGGCCCACTTTGCAAACATTGTTGACGAGGTGGACCAGTCCACCCTCTCCGATGTTGTGACCGACCTGCTTGACAAAATCGAGCGCGACAAAGAAGCCCGCCAAAAGCGCGACAAACTTTACGAAGAGGGCCTGCGCCGCACCGGCTTGGGCGACGATGCTCCAGGCGGCGCACAGTTTGCCGGAGCCAACAAAGTCGTGCACCCGATGCTGGTCGAGGCTTGCGTTGACTTTTCGGCCCGGGTTATGAAGGAGATCTTCCCGCCTGGCGGCCCAGTCAAGTCCAAGGTGCTCGGCAATGTTGACCCCAAGAAGCTGGAAAAGGCGCGCCGCAAGTCTGAGTTCATGAACTGGCAGACGACCGAGCAGATGAGCGAGTTCCGGGGCGAGCTCGAACAGCTGAGCACGCAGCTGCCGCTGGGCGGCGGTCAGTACCTCAAGCTCATGTGGTCCCCGCAGTGGAGGCGCCCGACTTCCGAGTTCATCGCGATCGACGACATTTACTTGCCGTTTGCGGCCACCAACTTTTACTCTGCCGAGCGCAAGACGCACGTGCAGTACGTGACCAAAGCCGAGTTCAACCGCCGCATCAAAGCAGGGATGTACATCGACATCAACTTGGGCTCGCCTGGCGACGTTGATTACAGCGCGGCCAGCAAAGCAAACAACAAGATCGAAGGCCGCGAGGAATCGTCCTACAACGAGGACGGCCTGCGCAC